GGAATGCATCGGGAAAGATGGCATATCTGAAGGGCTATGTCAACATGAAGCAGATGCGCGGTGACGGCAGGTCTGCGGGTGATGATGATTTCACGGGTACGGTAGGTATCAGTGGAAACTGGACTGATCCCCTCCGTCTATGGGATTATTCATTCGGATGGTCTTCTATCAACAGAACGCCTGTTCCTACTACACAGGCTATGCACTACTCCATCAGAACCACATACTACGTTGAGTTCTTCTCTCCGTCTATGAATGGCATTGAATAATTAAAAATCAAAATTTATTAACGAGGAATCTCTCATAAATTCTTCTACTTCTTCTTTTGTCTGATATACTTTATCTGGTTCTCGCACTCCGTGCTCGCGGTTCCAATGCAACACCTTGTTGATTCGGCGTATGAGAGGATAATAATGATTCTTTGTCCAATCATACCATTTCAGTGGGTGGCTGTTCGTAAGGATATAGACTCTCGTCCATCGAGCAGGCTCGTTAGTATATAATCCTTTAAGGTCGTAGGGCCATTTATCGAGTATTCGGTTGAGGGTACGAACGTCGGCTCGTGATGATGCTCCGTCGAACTCGTCGAGTATAAGAACCGATTGTCCCTCGTAGGGTGTGCGATTTTCCAAATCTCCGGGTAAGAGGTGGAATGTACGCTGCGATTTCTCTCCAGTGACGTACACTTGATGGTCTTTACCAACTCCTCCTGGACCGTGCAGGAGGATAACTTCGATAGTTCTTTCTATAGGAGGAGGATCACGCATATCTTTAACAACTTGTTTAATACCCTTACCCCATTGAACCATGGTTTGGGTATGTTGGGTAACGGCGGATTGTAATCCATCTTTAAGAAGAGTGTGTACCGCTGCTTCAATATCGGTGCGGTGTCCAGGAGAAGAACGCTTGCCCTCTTCCCAAGGACCGGCCTTAGTTTCGTGAGAACGCTCCGCGTACTTACCGCTCTTAGTACAATATTCGTATGCCTCGAGTGCCGTGCCTCTGCGGGGTCTGAACCAAAAGTGGGTGCCGAAGGCTGTGATAAGTTGTGACTTACGAACTTGTTGGCGAAACTCCATGTATCCTTGGAGGTGTGGTGTGTGGTTAAGGTCGCCCTCTTCGAGTGCGCACACATGGAATGCTATTGGGACTCGTTCACGAACGTAGTCCATCCATTCCTCGTCTGTCTTTGTTGGGTTGTTATAAGTGTAAAAGACATTACGATACCGTTGGTCGCCTTTGGCTTTGACGGTTTCTGAGTCTGGTGTTCTTAAGGTGTCTTCCATTGTCAGACACAAAACAATGACTCAGAGGAAGTCTAGGTAATACCGGCTAGACTTCTGAGCAAGAAAATTTTAAGATAAAAGTAAGGTCTTTTTTTTTCGATGTGCGGCCGTTTGCCGCGCACGTGCGTTTGGGTTTCTTTGTAGTCATTCTTTTTTGTAGTCCTATTGAATGCAATGGCTCGATATACTAAAAAGTCTTCTTCGTATCGTCGCAAGGGTGTTCGGAAGACGCGCGCTGCTCGACGAACGTATCGCAAGAAGGGTAAGCGAACCTCCCGTTCCCGCATTCAGACGAAGCGACTCGGCAGTCGTTACCCCCTTGGACAGAAGGCAATCATCAAGCTGAACTACATTGGCAACGGCCAAGTGACGGGCGGCGGCGTACTGGGCTATGGAAGCGGCGGTACGTACACCTTAAACTCACTGAGTTCTCCATGCAAGAACGGAACCACCGACAACAGGGCGGCTAAGTTCCTACCTAACTCATTTGAGAAATATCGAGTGACGGGTATGAGCTATCGCATCGCAGCAACCCTCGTCAACACTGCAACTCCGGTGCCGGGTTACATGTGGTTTGTTCCATTTGAAGCGGGAACGACTACTATGCCTGGAACAAGTGCTTACGGCGATCAAGGCGAGATGGCTCAAATTCCTGGCGCGAAATTCAAAAATCTCGAGGCCTGGAATGCATCGGGAAAGATGGCATATCTGAAGGGCTATGTCAACATGAAGCAGATGCGCGGTGACGGCAGGTCTGCGGGTGATGATGATTTCACGGGTACGGTAGGTATCAGTGGAAACTGGACTGA